ATCAGCAAATGTTCCAACAGTACTATTAAAGACACTTCTACCTAAAGTACCTAAAGCATTTGTTGCAGAACCTGTAATTGCATTTGCCTTCGTGGTTACTATTGCCATCTTTTTATTAACTTTTTCTTTATAAAAATAAATAATAGGCAAGTGAAAAAATCCACCTGCCCACCATTCTTATTTCTTTCGACTACTTGCCTTCATTTGTTCGACTTCTTTTTCAACAGCCTTATTATGTGTTTGAATATAGAACTTTCTATCCCTAATGGTCATTTCATAAATCTCACCCATTGTTAAATCCATATTTTTATGACACATCCATAATTCTTGTTTAAGATTTTTTTCGTAATTATCATATATTACCGAAAACATAATCGTCGATTCCAAGAAAGGTGTCAAAAGTGCCCCCCCCGTCACTCTGTGGTACATTAACAGTTATTTTCATATTAACACCAGGGGTATTGTCATTTACAAATGTTCTATAAGCAAATGCATCCTTTGCTCTCATATTCTCAATATAGTTTTTGATAAATTCCTTATCACTATTTCCATTAACTGATTCAGTATATTTAACCATTTGATTTGTTATGCTAAATGTATATAAATTATCTGAGTTAAATTCCAAATCATCCGCATTAAGAATATCATTAATATCAGCAAGACAATCACCCAATTCACTTCTATCAGCATCATTAATCGTCATACGGTTAATACTATCTTGAAGATTCTTTACATATTTAATCGCTGAAAATTTCTCATAATTAGTTGTTCTTGATACAATCTCATCACGAACTTCATTTTCTTCTTTAATGTTAAGATACTTAAATTTAATAACATCACCACTTTCAGTAACATAGTCAAAATAACCATTTTCATCGCCCTTAAGATTAAATGGATAATACTTAAACGTATCTAACTTTACATTGATTGGGTATTGTTTTTCTGTTTCAGGATGTCTTGCTACAATTGGGAAATCAGTTCCATAACCTGTGGCACGAAGCCAAAGCACAATTGCATCACGGTCTCCCTTACATAATTCATCAACTTTAATATCTTTATCTAAAATCTTACGTTCAAGGATTGTATCAATAATTTTACCATCACGATACATATTTGGAGACGCAATAATATTCTCATCGGCTGCCGTTAAATATGCTACGGGAATACGATTCTTTTTATGAGGATAACATTCACCGTTTGAAGGTAATGGGAGAATATCATATTGAATATTACTTGGTATTGTTGATGGGTCAAAAGAATAATCATTATTTTCTTCACCATTCTTCACCATAACTCTCTGATTATCTCTACTCATCTTAGGTGTCTCTCCTGTTATAGTTACAGATGTTGTTGCCTCTTCTCTTGGCTTAATCTTCTTGGTTTCAATAACTGTTCCAATAGCATCTTCAGTCGTCGGATTCTTTGGTTTGTCAGACATTGTATCAGTAGAACGATGTCTACGTCTTTCTAAATCTTTCTTATCTTTTGCAAGAGACTTCTTCATTAACTCCTCCTCATTATCAACTCTCTTAATGTCTGTTGGGTCAAATCCATTTTCATCCTCTCTCTGTTCAGTTCTCTTTGTCTTACGGTGTCTCTTACGAATTGGTACACCTTCTCCTGTTGCTACAATTGCCACCGCTTGTTCCTTTTGATGTAATTGTTCATCTGTAAGACCCTTAGCCTTTAGTCTTTCTTCGTACTTAGCCTTATACTCTTCACTAACCTCGTTATAAACCATACTATCAACCTCTCTTTTAGTTGCTTGATATTGTAAACGAGCCTTTTCATAATTCTCCTTAATTGCCTCATCAATTTGTGAAGCTCTGTCCTCCTTTGTTTTCTCATCCAACTTCTTGTTGTCGAAAACCTTTTGTTTACTCTCTTCCAACAATTCTATTGAAGACTTAATTTCTGCAAGCTTTTTATTTCTATCAATTGTTGCCATTTATCTATATGTTTTTATTTATTAATTTCACCTTCTAAATCAGCAATCTGTTTCTCAATCATATTTTCCACCTTACTAAGATCAAAATCCTTTAATGACTTTCCATAGTATTTATTTGCAAGCTCATTATTTTCAGTTTTAGCGTCATCTATCTGTTCAATAACCTTCTTCTTATCACGTTTATTTATCTTATTAGTTATCTTAACAGTTTTAACTGCATCATCTAACATCTTATTTGAATTTTTAAGGACTTTTAATTCATAATTTTTAATTAATTGGTCATTTACAAATCGCTTTTCCTCATCATTATTCTTAACTTGATTTTCACTAAAATAAGTTTTATTCTTTATAATTTTCTTTTTCTTAAAACTCATTTCCAAATACCATTGATGAATATCATTTGACTTATAAGTAAAATTCTTTCCATGATATTTTTTCAATTTACAGCCACTGTAAACAACCTTATACACTTCATTATTAACGGAATCTAAACGATATAATATAACATTAAGCTGCTTCTTAAAAATCCAAAATCCTTTAGACCATTCATCTAATGTTTCTTCAATAATACTATTTTTATTTAACATATCATAGACTGTAATAAAAATATTCTCATCATCAATTGAAAAATTATTAATCATATACGGATAAATAGTAACTAATCCACTATTATCAATGATTTCCACCATAAAACTTCGATTATGGAACATTAAACACTCATTAAGTTTTTCAACTTCAATCTTTGGGTCAATAATTTCTTCATTCATAGTCTTTATTTTTATTTATTTATTCTTTAACAAACTTAATTTGATCAACAAGTAACACAAAAGAATAAGGTTCATCCATAGGTTGAATAAAACGACATTTCTTCAAAACCGCAGTTGAATTATCCTCTTTAATCTTAATTTTAAAATCTTTTTGTGGTAAGTGTTTAAGAACTTCCTCCTCATCAAACACATCTTCGTAATCTGGGTCATCCATTAAACCCCACAGCTTCATTGATTCATGTGCCCACTGATTAAAATCCGTAACCAAATCAACATTCCCCTTCACCTCTTTAGGATTCAAATACACATAAATCATAAAAGGCTCGTTTTCCTTTGCATTTTTTCGATATATTTCATCTAATGATTGAAGAGTTAATTCTTGCTCATTCATATCATATAGTAATGCACCACATTGATGGAACGAATATGTCTGTTGTGTATAATCAAAATGTCTCTTCTGCCAAGGATTTATGGCAATATTATAACCTAACTTCTCAGTTTCAGGGTTTGTGACCATCTCATGTACACCAACTCGCCTTTCCTTCCACTCAGTCGTTTGCTGTTTTACATACTCTTGTCTTGTAATTGGCTTATCATATTTGAACCCATTGCTACAATCTCCATTAGCATAAGGTATAAAAATTTGAACATTCATTACTTATATATATTTTATCTATTATAAAAATAATTAAAAATAAATTTTATTTCAATTTCATGACCTTTTTCTTCTTTGCTTCTACAATTTGAGGTATGAAAACATATTTCCTTAACTCTTCAATAACTTGTTTAGGATTAGTTCTGATATCATATTCCCAAAATCGCAATAATGGTATGCCATGCAACTCAGCCCATTTATTTTTTATTTCATCAACCTTTTTATTGTGCTTCTGAGTAACAGTTAATTTGCTTTCATCTGTAAAACGAGGGTCTGAGTGAAAAAATGTTCCGTCAATCTCAATTAAAAAATCTATTGGTGTATGTTGTATCCCCTGCACAACACTATTAAGGCCTTCTTTATCTTCCGTTATATACTTAGCTTTTGTGGTTATAATAGCAAAATCATAAAAACGCTTTATATCTTTTGCCTCATACTCATATATATACTTTATCCCATACTTGTCCAAAAATAGATGTGCAAAATCCTTTTCTAACTTGGATGTACCATATTTAGGTTTCTCTTTCTTTACTTCACTATTAACCTTTTTAATTATTTTAATAGGTTTTTTTACCTTCTTTTTCTTTGTGGCTATCTTTCTCTTAGGTTGCTTCATTTATACAGTCATTATTCTCATCTATATTATAATTAGATTTATTAATGAATTATGCAAAAAAGCTAAGACTGAATTTAATCAATCTTAGCTTCATTCTTATATACGTATTTTATAAGCCCGCAGTCCCAAATTTTATAGAACCCTAACTTCTTAGTCATTTCATTCTCGGTCATTGTAAGTGGTAAACCATATTTCTTATGAAGAATTTGCTTACGGAAACCAAATTTATGATATCTTTCAATATCACCACCAATGAAATATCTATAATCAGGTCTTAAAAACTCTACAAACTCAAAACCAAGTTTGGTGTAGATATTATCTGTTGGATTTGTTGTCCACCTTCTATCTGCAAATGATTTGATTTCATTGAAGTCATAATTCTTTATGAAATATTTAAAGAGTTTTCCACCTGCCCCAACACAATTATAGTTGTTATCCGTAGCAAAGCGATTCAAATCCCAATAACCATCCTTTTCCTTCTTAAAACCCATCAATCCAATTAGTTCATTTTCATAAAACAAACCTAAATATATACTTGCACCCACATATCCTTGGATATGGTTTTTATTTAGAAAGTCCTTTGCTTCTTCTTTATTAACTTCTTTTATATTACACTTACGAGCAAAAATTTTCTTTTTATTGGTATCAATATTGGCAATATGCCTTATTTTACTAACAACAATATCCTTTCTATTAATCCACTCACCTTCGAATATTTGAATCAGTTTAATGTCCTTCTCATTACATTCATTCAGTTTATTAATATGATAATTCCTATCTTTACCAAATTGTTCTGAGTGCCATCTAAGACCATTATATTCAATACCAAGTTTTAATGACGGAATATAAATGTCAATTTCTTTTCCGTTAAGTATTGAACGATTATTATGCTCACACTCCAACGGTTTAATAATATCATCAATCTCATCTTCCACTTTGGAATGAGTTTTAGAACATTTAGGGCAACCGTGTCCTGACATGTGATTACCTGACATTTGCCAAAATTCACCATGTTCAGGGCAAATGATACAAACCTTTGTGTGATTATTCACATATTTGGTTTTAGAATAGTTGTATTTTTCTCCATGAGTCTCTTTACATTTAGCAATAAAATCATCATCATTTAAACTAAGTTTGCTCTTTACAGTTTCAATTCCACATTTTGGACACCCAAAACCACTAAGATGATAAGTAGGAGCTTGACTAAAAAAACCATGAATTGGACATTTTATCTTTATTGGTGTAAAACAATCAATATATTCACTGTGAGAATAATCGTATTTATCACTATGAACTTTTCTTGCCTTATCATTAAACTCTTTATTTGCCCTTTCATTCTTTTTTAAACTTCTCATTATTATCCCACATTTAGGACATCCTTTTCCTTGTAAATGTGAAGATGGTATTTGCCAAAATTCACCATGTTCAGGGCAGTTTATACAAACTTTTGTGTGATTATTCACATAATCCACCTTTGAATAATCATACTTATCACAATAAATTTCTTTACATCTTTCAATAAATACATCCTTAGGCATTGCCATTTTTTGACGATTTCTCTCTTTTGCACATTCAGGACAACCTTTACCATTTAAATGGTCATTTGGTTTTTGCCAAAATTCCCCATGCTCAGAACAAATGATGCAAACTTTTGTACGATTATTTACATATTCGGTTTTAGAATAGTTATATTTTTCTCCATGAATCTCTTTTGCCCTCTTTTTAAAATTATCAGTTGTATTTGTTCTTTTTTTTGCCCTATTAACTTTTGCACATTCAGGGCATCCTTGACCTTTAAGATGGGAATGTGGGGTTTGATAAAAACTTCCGTGTTCATGACATATGATTTCTACTTTATTAATCATTTTTGTGTAAATGACATTTCTGTAGTCATACTTGTCACCATGAACCTCTTTAAATCTATTAATTATATTCATCATAATATGTGTTTGGATTATTAATAATGCACTGCTTATTATCTAATAATGGATTGTGTCCAACGCATTGTCTATAATAATTATACTCCAAAATCACAAAAATAACAAATAAAAAGCACCAACAAATTAATGTTAGTGCTATTATTTTTTTTTGTAACTACTTGAAAATCAGAAACTTAGGATACAATAATCCGGACGAATTGTGATTTCAATCGTTGATAAACCATCATCGTCATAGGCCAAATCTCCGAAGTTCGCCGTTACTGGCATAGCGTTCTTGATGATCCACTGTGAAACAGCAGTACCTGTTGGATCAAGCATTTCAAGAACAAGGTCTCTCTTATATGCAACAGCATAACCTTGACGACCTGTTACCGACTCAGAGGCAAGACGAATCCATTCCATTACTGCCTGAGAAGCGGAAGGTCCGATTGGATCTCGGAGTGTAACACTAATTTGTTCCCAAATGTAACGGCCAACTACCCAAGTGGAAGTGTTAAGGAACTGAATCTCAGTCTCGCCCATCGTGATTGTTGGTCTTGCTGCGTTAGATACCCACCACTCTTGTATTCCCAAGTCAGAAGGGAAACGCAATAAGAATCTGTTTTTTCTAAGTGGCTCATATTCAATAGGAGCCTTAATAAGTAAGTCTGACATGTTTATTGTATATTAATTTTTATTTTACGTAAAATATTATCTTGTATTGTTATTATCGTCTGTTTGAAGTGCTGATTCAATAGCTTTATCACACATCATCCAAATCTTTTTCATCATCTGATAAGATTCTGATGTTGGGTCTTCTGCTAAACGAGCAATTGTCTTAAGTGCAATTTGGCGGATATTGTCAATTTCATTCTTAATTGGAAGAATACCCTTTTCCATTGCCATAGCATCTCCTTCTCCACTATCCATGCTATAATCTTCTTCTCCTTGTGAGATCATTGGTTCATCAAAATCTTCCTCAGACAAATACCCCTCTAACAATGGCTTTCTCTTCATTTTATTTTCAGCCAACATTGCAGTAAGTTCTTTAATTGGATTATTTTTCTTACTCATATTATTAATCTAAATTATATAACAATAAATATTACACAAATAAAAAAAGAGAGCCTTTAAGACTCCCTTTTTTAAATATTGTTATTTTTATTGAACATCTGAAATTTGCATTCCACTTGGAAGAACAGCCAATGTAATATTGATATATTCCAAGTTTGGCATCAACTTCAAGAACAATTGAGCATTCAACTCAAGCCGTTCACGAGCTTCTACTGAATCATCAATTACAATCTTGTAATCAATTAAGCCTTTATTATCTTTGACATTGTCAAGTACAGGTTTAATAGCTGATTCAAGAGATTTTCCCATTGATTGGTCATTAGGGTCGAAAATCAAACCAACACAAGCCTTACTAAGAAGTGACTTAATACGATTCAAAGCACGACGGTGTGAAATTCTATTCATAGGACTTTCATGTCTTTGGAAGTTCTTATCACCCCACAAACGTAAGCCATCTTGTGCAAATGTGTTTGTAAAGTTCAAACGGCCTGTATAAAGCTCATCTTGTTCACCCAATTTAAGTGCCTTCTTAGGAGCAATTGCATTGACAGTACCACGATTCCAACCTACAGCAGCATACCAAGGGAACTTAACATTATCTGTGTAAGCGAAGTTTCTAACCATATCCTTTGTAGGTGGCAAATAGATATATTGACTATTAGAAGCATCAAAGTACTTATTCCATGGATAGGAAGAACATACATAGCTACTATCAATATCAGTATCATCAAGATTATCAACTGCATCAGATGGAGTAAACATCTCAATAACACTATCACCTGCACCTGCGGGTTTATCCGGTGTCGTAACAACGTAGATAGAATCTCCACGTTCTTCTTCAACCATTTCAATTACTTCACCCACAAGAAGTCTATTGTTTACATAGTCAATACCAGGGGTTGCCAAGTGGTTAATATCAATAGTCTTAGGATTTGCAAACATACGGATAGCAGAAAGGTATGCATAATAGTCAGAAGTCAAGTTCTTAGAATTTTTCTCAAAACCATAAGCCTCTGGGTCACGGATTACATTGAAACTTACACCCTCACCACTAACAGAATCAAGTTTGCCACGATATCTACGATAAACGAAATCATCTGTATTACTTCTTGTTGTACGATAGTAATCCCAACCATCCCATCCACCATAGAAACATACTGTGAATTTACGATTACGTTTGTCTTCATAGATAGTATTCAACATCGTTTCTTCTTCTCCGAAACGTGGTTCAATGCCAAATAAGTCAAGAGTATTACCTGCACCAACAGTTACCCACTGATAGCCTGAAATGCCATCAACTGTAACCTTCTGAGGTTCGGCAGAACCTGTTTTATACGGTGGTTTAACACGATTTTCTTCATCAGGAATACCTTCAAAAATACGTGCATCCAAGTGGAAACCAGGGGTTAATGAATCAGGAATATCATTATAAGCCTCAACCCCTTTATACTTGAAAATATCAGGGTCAATACCAACAATATCAGATAAACCAAAATATTGTTTATTTAAACGCAAGTTACTATCAATATTCGTGTTGTATTCAAGATATGGTTTATGTACATTTACTTGTGTTTCAACAAAGTCTTCACCAAGATTTTTTCCTGTAATTGCATAGCCATTGAAATGACGTACAGGATAACCTAAGAACCCTGCGGGTACAGAAATCTTTGTTTTGTCAGTCTCATTAACCTCAACAGTAATGTACTTAGACTTAGTTGCGTAATTTTCGTCAGTAGAGCCAATTCTATATGCAATATAGTTAGGCGAACCAGGAATAAGGTCACAACCCTTATATTTTTCTAAGGTTGAAATTGCGCTATCAGAGTCATTGTAATCACGAACCAACACATCAAAAGTTCCATGTGCAGGGTCAATATTCTCAATAGACACCTTAACCTCAGTATTTGCCGTATTACCATCAGAAATTGTATGGAAACGGAACAACTTTGTAAGTTCAACCTCAGTCGCAGAACCCTTCATTTCAGATACAATCCAAGGAGTTGAAGCATAACGATACTGTTCTTTATAATTGTTCATATCAAGAGTAATCGGAACTACGTCATCAATACCTAATTTCTCAGACTTACGATAGACATAATATAATCTATCCTCAATTACCTCCACAGCATCCTTAAATACATGTACATCATCAACATCAAGTTTGTGTTCTGAACTTAAGAACTCAGGCACATATTTTGTTTCTTCAACTTCGTTTTCATTTTTTACATACTCACCATACAAATATTCACGTTTACCATCAGGTCTCGTATGAGCAACAACAGTATAAATGTGACCCACTTCACCATCAGCTTCAACCCAAGTCGAACCCTTATCTGAAGATTTATGTACCTTCAACGGTTTGTTATCAAGCGGATTTACAGATTCACTATTACTAAATAAGAAACGCTTACCAACATGTCTACGAGTTAACGTAGTATTATTAAGAGTAAGAATAGCATCAACAGCTTTATGATTAGGAATTACTTTAATTTCAGGATAGCTAACAAGGTCTGTTGAAACATACTTACCCTTTTCTTCCTTAATTTCTGCAAGAGCATTAATTTCACCTCGTTTAATCAACTGTTCTAATGCGATGTCGTATAGTTCTTCAACATAAATTTCGCTTTCACCAACCTCAGGATCTTGACCTAATACATTAATTATATAATTCTTATCACCAGGATTTAATGAAACAGAATAGAATACAGTTTCATAATCACCTTTGGAATCCTTACGACTTGTTTCTACTTCCAAAGTAAAGATACCATAGTTATTAGCATTAATTGTCAACACACCCTTTTTCTTATTGAAAGAAGGATTACAATCATCAAGGTAATCAAGTGAGTCACTTGGACGAATCTTTACGTTTCTTGCGTAATAGTTGATACCATCATAATCATAAACATCATTACAAATACCTGCATCAGGATCAGCCTTTCTCTTAAAAGCAGCCTTAACATGTTCACCACGTGAACGAATTACTGCAATAACAAGAGGTCTATCCTTTGTATATTGTGTGTCTTGAGTAAGTACCATAAGACCTCCTGCAAGTCCTCCCAATGCACCCGAAGTAAGGACTCCGATATATCTTAACTTGTACACATTCATACCCAGTGAATCAATAGCATGAGGATTTTCACCTGTACCTCTAAGTCTAAGACCAAGAGTTGTTCTATACATTATAAACCATGTTAAAATAACTATTACATAAGTTAAATAAACCGGAACATACATTCTTTTGAAAAAGAAATCTCCAATTATTGGAATATCAGATAAAAAAGGAATATTTGTCTTTGTAAATCCTTGTCTAAAAGCCAAAGTTCTTTGTTGTCCAAATATTATACCGCTAAGATATATAGTTATACCACCGGCAAATATATTAATTGCAGTTCCTGATATAGTTTGATCAGCACGAAGATTTATACAAAGATATGCATGAATAACTGAAACCAAAATACCTGCTATAAGAGCTACTACAAGCGAAATCCATGGTGCAGTAGAAAAAGTATTTTCAAGTAATGCCAATGCTGTAGCTCCTGCAAAACCTCCTACCATCATTATACCTTCAATACCTACATTTACAATACCGGATCTTTCAGAGTAAAGACCACCTATTG